ATGAGCTCTAGCTGGTCCCTGTTTGATACTCACCAACGAAGAAATACTCTTATCATGCCTTGCGATGATGGTAACTTCGTAAGAACATACGGTATATATTCTGGTTCTCATTTAACCGGGTCTATTGTTAAATCATCTAGGCCAGATCTGCTGGATTTAAACAATTTAGGCGACTTTACGTCAAACTATGACTCTAAGTTGTGTTTAGTTGATGAGGCATGGACCTATACTAACACAAACCTGGAAGCAGAAAGTCCAAAATTGAGTAGTACCGATAGAAGAGTGTCCTCCGCTCAGACATCCCAGTCTTCGTCAATGCCAGCCCCGAGATTTTTTAATCCTAACGATTACGGATTGATTGGTTCGTCAGAGACTGCTTCTAATTTAATATCTATTTTTTCCATTCCTACTTTATTCTATGGAAACAGACTTCGGCCAAACAGTATCAAGATGAAGTCACATCTATACAAGGGCGGCGGAGCAATTACGGGTACAGGGTTAGACAAAAGGTTTGCCCAGGGTTCCGATCAGCGTATGGAAGTTAACTTATGTGATGATGGATATGGGAATATTATCAGATGCGATACAAGCGGATCTGTGGCTACCGGTAATTCGGTTGGGACAGTATATTATGAAGACGGCGTAATCGCCCTTAAGTCCCCTCATTTGTTTTCTTTTGGGCAGCACAACTATACATTAGACTTTGAGGGAGAACAAAACACCCACATACTGGAACTATTGGTTCCTGTTGGTAGAAATTTATTTAACTCATCCAGTAATCCAAATTACAATGCTTACAAACCAGTTGCCGACGCAAATGAAGAAGCGGAATCCTTTATTTATCTTTCAACATTAAATTTTCATGATAGTAATATTAACGTTGTCGGCAAAGCAAGATTCGCTCAGCCGATTATAAAAAGAATTAACGACAGATACATGATTAGGGTTAAATTTGACTTCTAGATATATTTTAGGGCTTGACGTCTCGACAAGGATTATTGGTTATACGCTGCTAGATGCAGAAACTGGTGCCCATGTTTTATCAAACGCTGTTACAATGAATCAAAAGGCAAGCTTTGTTTCAAGGGGATCCCATTTTCATGATACTCTTGAAGATCTTAACTCGGGATATGACATTTCATCAATCTGGATCGAAGAGCCTTTCATGATGTTTTCTAAAGGTGGATCAAGCGCGCAAACCATGAGCCGCCTGTCATCCTTTAACGGCTCAATCCAGTACATGTGTTATATGACGTTTGGTCTTGAACCAAACATGATTAACTCAAACCACGCAAGAAAAACCTTGGGCATAAAAATTCAAAGAGAAAAGCTCTGCGGCATTAGCACAAAAGAACAGATTCTTTCCTGGGTTAAAGATAAACTACCTGATTTCGACTGGCCTACTAAGATGCTTAAGTCCGGACCCAGAAAAGGCTTAAAAATAGAAGGGCCTTCGTGTTATGATATAGCTGATTCTTTTGTTGTTGCAAAATCTGGTTTTGTAAAATTGACTGTATAGTGATATAATCATGTATGCGTTCAGCAAATAACAAAACGAGTTTCCTTTCAAGGATATTCTCAGATGTAAGACTATCTAGCGATACATCCGAGATCTCGGTGCAGTGTCCTTTTTGTGGAAAGGCCGGCAAAAGTAAAATGTGCATCGTCATTGAAACTGATGTATACCACTGTTGGGTTTGTGATCAAAAGGGCCGCGGCCTAGGTCGCCTTATAAAAAAAATAGCTCCACAGAAGCTGCAAGAGTATAACGAGCGGTATAAATCGATAAAGGGACCGAGGGAAACCGCTGAAGAAGCCATCCCAGATGTCACTCTTCCCGAAGATTTTGTTTTATTAGCCGCTAACAAACGATTGGATCCGGATGCCCGTCAAATTTTAAAATACGCTTATGACCGCGGCTTTACGAAAGAAACTCTTTGGAAATTCAGGGTAGGTTTTTCAAAAACTAACCAATGGCGCCGCCGGCTTATGCTTCCTTCGTTTGACGAAGACGGTGCTCTTAATTTCATCACCGGTCGAGCTATCGATAAGAATAACAGCTTTAGATATAAGAATGAATCTGCTCCTAAAAACACAGTAATATATAACGAGATGGATATCGATTTTTCCGAAGCTTTGGTCTTGGTCGAAGGTCCGCTAGATTTAATTAAAGTCCCACACAATTCGACTTGCTTACTAGGGTCAAGTCTAAGCTCGGAATCCAAGTTATTCCATAGAATTGCAAAAAATAGGACCCCCGTTATTCTTTTACTAGACCCGGATGTCAAGAAAAAAGTCTTCCGCATTGCCGATTTGCTGTCTAAGTTTTCCATAGACGTAAAGGTTAACTTTCCACCTGAAAACAAGGATATAAATGACCTTAATGAATCAGAAGTTGAACATTTGATAAAAACATCACAACAATATACATATTCATACAAAATGAAAATTAAATTAGGAGCTATAAAAATATGACGATTAAAATAGCGCATATTGCTGATATTCACTGGAGAGGCTTGTCTCGACATGAAGAATATAGAAAGACATTCGAGATATTTTTCAAGAAGTGCCGAAAACTAAAGCCGGACTACATTTATATCGGTGGTGATATAGTACACTCCAAAACGCAGAACATTAGTCCTGAGTTGATTTCGCATCTTTCATGGTGGTTTACTGAGATGGCCAAGATCGCGAAAGTCGTTGTCATTCTTGGGAACCATGATGGTTTAATGTTAAACACTGATCGGATGGATACGGTTTCTCCAATTATCGAAGCGTTAAACAACGATAATATCTGTTTCTTTAAGGATTCGGGTGTTCATCAATTTGCAGATCACCCTGGCTTTAATTGGTGTGTCCTAAGCTGTTTTGACACCCAGAATTGGAAAAAAGCAAGGCCTAAAAAGGGTGATGTTAACGTTGCACTTTATCATGGTGCTATTTGGGGATCTCACACCGACCTGGATTTCATGCTGGATGGTGATGATAGCGTCGATATTTTTAAGGGCTTTGATTTTGCAATGCTGGGCGATATTCATAAGCGCCAAGCTATGGATAAAGAAAAAAGGATTTGGTATTCAGGTTCCACAATCCCTCAGAACTTTTCAGAAACCCAGCAAAAGGGTTTTCTATTCTGGACTATTAAGGATAAAGATAATTTCGACGTAAAATTCCATCCTATCAAGCATGTACATCCTTATGTAACTCTAGATTGGGATAATGATCTAGATGCACTAGTCAAAAGCGCTTCAAGTCTTAACGAAGGATCTAGAGTAAGAATTAGAGCTAACGAACGACTTCCTTACGCTTTAGCTAGAAAAATATCTAAGAAAATACGAACAGACTGCAAAGCGTCAGATGTTGTGTTCAAGTATGACACTGCAAACAAAGTAATGCCAGCTTCGGAAGAAGTAAACGAAATTGCCAAGTCTGGTACTCTGGATTCTAGAACCATTAAGAAGCTTTTAAGGACTTATAACGGTGGAGAAGAAAGACGCGAAGAGTTTTGGACAGAAATTGATAACCAAGTAGACACTGCACTCAATAACAGTTTAAAGACGTTCCAGCACGGCAATCGATGGTCTATCAAAAAAATGGAATTTGATAATACGTTTGGCTATGGAAAAGATAACGTAATCGACTTTACTAAATTAAACGGTATTGTCGGGCTCTTTGGAAGAAATCGAGCCGGTAAGTCTAGCATTCCTGGAACACTAACATACGGTCTTTATAATAAGAATGATAGGGGCATTGTATCTAATTTACACGTAGTAAATGCTCGAGCTGATTATTGCCAAGCCGCTATAACATTTTCTGTAAATGACCAACTTTATCGATCAGAGAGACAGTCCGTAAAGTGCACCTCTAGAGGTACAGAAACATGCATGACTCATCTTAATCTATACGAGGTTGATGAGGATTATTCAATCGTCAAAGATATGTCTGGTGAGCAACGTCGCGAGACCGAAAAGGAGCTGACGCGATTGATTGGCACTAGCGATGATTTTCTTTTAACTTCTTTTGCATCACAGGGAGGAATGAATAGTTTTATAAACTTAGGAGGATCCGAAAGACGTAAGACTATTTGCAGATTCCTGGGTCTAGACGTGTTTTCTGAGTTAAATAAGATATTTAGGGATGCTAGTTTAGAAACAAAAGCCAAAATGAAGACCTTCAAAGGTAAGGACTATGAGAAAGAAAGAAAGGAAGTCCTGGACACTCTAAAAGATCTAAGGGCACAGAGGGACGAATGTAAGGATGAAGTTATAGTAATAACTGCGAATCTTGAATCCCAGCTCTCTGAATTGCAGACGTACAAATTACAAATCAATGCTGACGTTGGCGACATTGATGTTATAGAGTCACATATAAATGACCTTAAAGACAAGATCTCTTCTTTGACTTTAACCATCACAGACTCAAACGCAAAAATCCAGAAAGCGAAAAAAGTTATTTCTGGAGCAGAAGTAGCCTTAGATCAGAGCGAGTACGAGAGGCTAGCACTAGATGTTAAAGCTACGGAAGAATTGCTTGATAAGAAGACCGCGATCGAATTAAAGATAAAGGAGTCTAAGACAAGGCTCAAGAATTGTAACAAAAAGATAAAATTGCTAGGATCACACGAATACGATCCGGAATGCGAATTCTGCTGTAATAATGAATTCGTTAAAGAAGCTCATGAGGCACAGATGAGATTACCGGATATTGAGGCAGAATTATCCGCGATGAATGATACTCTCAGTAATGTAACACGGGGTATAGACAGCGGTAAGTATAATTTAGCAAAAAATTATGTTGATAACTTTGATAAAAGAAAAACAAAGGTTACGGAGCTCAAGCTAAAGTTATCCAAACTTGAGCTTGCAAGAGAAAAGTACTCATCCGAGCTAACTTCAGCGGAAAATAATTTAGTAGAACTCGAGGCTAATTTGGTGTTAGCCAAAAAAGCATCTGATCCGGAATTGGTCATACAGATTACAACTCTAGAAGAAAAAATTAATAATCTAAGGATAGAAAAGTCCTCGAAGCAAGCATCACTTTCTAAGTTAGCTACAAAGATTGGCGTGCATCAAGAAAAATTAAAGAATATTGATGATGGGCAAAAATCCTATAACAAGATTCTAATAGACTGGTCCGTTTATGAATTCCTTTTGGTTGCAACTAGCTGGCGCGGCATACCGGCTGCAATCCTACAATCGATGGTACCAGCTATAAATGAAGAATTGGCTTCGATCCTTCAAGAGTCCGTGGGTTTTACCATAGAGCTTGAAATAGACGATTCTAAGACTGAGATGTACATTAACTATGGTGACAGCCGCCGACCTATTGAGTGCGGCTCTGGTATGGAAAAAATGGTTTCCAGTTTAGCTCTCCGAGTTGCCCTAACCAATATTAGTTCACTTAGCAAGTCTGACATGCTCATTATTGATGAAGGATTCGGCTCTCTGGACGTTGCGAATGTAGAAGCTGTAACACAGCTTTTGCAAAAATTAAGAACCTGGTACAGGCTAATTATACTGATTAGCCACGTCGACCTTGTTAAAGAATCTGTCGATGATATTATTGAAATTACAAGCTGTGATAAAAATGCTAAGGTTGTTTATGGATGATAAACCGGAAATATTGGAAAGCAATGGAGTACTTATTGTTATAGATGCCAGTTATTCTTCTGCCGATTTTGATTGTTCTGTTTGCGGATTAATTATAAATGGCTTAGAAGATGTAACATCTGTTAATAATTATGGATGTTGTTCAGATTGTGAAGAATACTATTACTGGCCTAACAAAAAACAATGGAAATTAGGCTGGCGCCCAAAAAAACAAGACGTTCAGCAAAAATTGAATAATTAATAGATACACTGGAGAAAAAAATGGAAACGACCCCCGCACAATATCTTAGTTTTGATGAAATCAATACACTCGGAAATATCCTAAATCACACGTTTGGAAAAAGCTCAACAAAAGACAAGGGATATAGCATTACTACCTCTATACAGGGAAGCATGCTTACTTTAAAATACGCAACAGTGGTACATTTTAATAGTACCGACGGCCTAGCGGTTCAGAAAAAAGAGCATGAGAGGCAGTCGAACGAAATGCTTCAAGAGAAAATTAAAGAAGTAAAGGCCGACTTTAAGGAACAAGCCGGTAGAGCATTAAAGGTTAGTGAGAAAGGAAGTAGTGACGATGTTGAATTAATATCATCACAAAGTGAAAGAAAAATTGCATATTATAGACGAGCGATAATTTTTGAGATTAGCTGATGGCTACTAAACAAAAGCAAAGGCAAATAAAGGAAATAGTCCGATGCGGCAAGGAGCCTGAGTATTTTTTCAACAAATACATAAAGATCCAGCATCCTACTAGGGGTGCAATACCTTTCAAGACTTACGATTTCCAAGACCAGTGCGTTAATGCATTCCGCGACAATCGCTTTAACATAGTATTAAAAAGCCGGCAGCTTGGTTTATCCACAATTTCAGCCGCGTACGCAACTTGGCTAGCTATATTTTACAAAGATAAAAACATATTGGTTATTGCAACCAAGCTTTCAGTTGCACAAAACTTTATTAGGAAAGTTAAATTTTGTCTTCAATCAATGCCAAAATGGCTACTACTTCCAGAAATAATTAATAATAACAAGCAGGCTTTAGAATTTTCCAATGGTTCAACCATCAAGGCGATACCTACATCAGAAGATGCAGGTCGTTCAGAAGCTTTGACTCTATTGATCGTTGATGAAGCAGCTTTTGTTAGAAATTTTGACACTATTTGGACCGGCCTATATCCGACCCTATCCACCGGTGGTCAAGCTATTGTATTATCGACCCCTAATGGAGTAGGCGGGCAATATTATGATTTGTGGCGCCAGGCTGTTTCCGGCGAAAATATATTCAACCCGATAAAACTTGATTGGGAAGTCCATCCAGATCGTGGTGAAAAATGGTTTAAGGAAGAGACTAGAAATATGTCTCCTAAGCAAATTGCCCAAGAGCTTATGTGCGACTTCGCTGCCTCTGGAGAAACATTCCTACAGTCGGAAGATATAGACCACTACAGGACCATGGTTAGAGACCCTATCGAACGCTGGGGCCCCGATATGAATGTTTGGACTTGGGGTTATCCTTTATCAGAGAAAAAATACATAATTTCTGCTGATGTATCTCGCGGTGATGCAGCTGATTATTCAACATTCCACATAATCGATACAGAAATGTCCGAAGTTGTTGCTGAATATAGGGGAAAACTCCCACCCGATAAATTTGCACAGCTATTAGCGGAAGCTGGTAGAAGATATAATCAAGCAACTATCTGCCCGGAGAGTAATTCTTTCGGATATGCTGTGATAATGAAGCTTAGGGATCTTGAATATAAAAATATATACTTTGAAAACGAAAAAGACTATTTCTCTTTTCTGTACGGCGGCGGAGATATTTCAAAAGCTGGCTTTAGTACCCAGACTAAATCAAGGAACCAAATTTTAACTAAGCTTGAAGAAGTACTAAGGACTAAAAAAGTGCGAAGCTATTCTTCTAGATTTTATGAAGAAATCAAGACTTTCGTTTGGCAAGGCCAAAAGGCTCAGGCTAGAAAAGGCGCTAACGATGACTTGATTATGTCTATGGCCATCGGAATTTGGCTATATGATACTAGCCCACAATATAACAAACAATCTACGGACCTAAACGCGGCTATGTTGTCTGGTTTTGCTGTTAACAGCACAGATATTAGTGATACAGTATTAAAAGACCCTGCAATTTCTACCGATGGTAGTATTTATACAAATGACGTCCGCAAAAGCTGGGATTCTAAAAATAATCCTTTAGGCAATCTAGATTGGCTTCTTAAATAGAACCAAGGGATAAAAATGGCTGAACAAAATTTATTTCAAAGACTAACTAAACTCTTTTCTTCTGGTCCGACCATCAAGAGAAGAGTCAGGAACTTTTCTAAGCAAGATAAAAATGCATCGTCAGCAGTTGATCTCTTTAAGAAAGCTCACAGTGACGTCTATAACTCTACTTTATCAGCTTATGGTACATTCGACAGAATGGCCAGGTATTCTGATTTCAGCGAAATGGAGAGCACTCCAGAGATAGCTAGTGCTTTAGATATTTACGCTGAAGAAACCGTCGCACCTGATGCAAACGGTGTTTCTCTCCATATTTACTCAGAGAATAGAAAGATTAAGGAGCTTCTGGAAACGCTCTTCTACGATACACTAAACGTCAATTTTAATCTTGTTATGTGGGTACGTAATCTTTGTAAGTACGGCGATTTCTTCCTCTTCAATGACATTAGTCCAGAATATGGCGTCATCAACGCTTACCCAATCGCAATTACGGAAATGGAACGAGAAGAAGGCTTTGACCCGAACGATCCCTCTGCGATAAGGTTCAGGTGGATTACTCAAGGTAACCAAGTTTTAGAAAATTGGCAAGTATCCCACTTCCGACTACTAGGGAATGATGCATTCCTTCCTTACGGGTCTTCTGTGCTTGAAAGTGCACGTCGCATTTGGCGACAGCTTATCCTGATCGAAGATGCTATGCTAGTATACCGCGTAATTCGTAGCCCGGAACGTAGAGTATTCTACATTGACGTAGGAAACGTCCCGCCGGAGGATGTAGCAAATTATCTTGAACAAGCAAAAACTAGTTTAAAGAGAAACCAAGTGGTCGCTAAATCTTCGGGAAATGTTGATTTAAGATACAACCCAATGTCTGTCGATGAGGATTATTTTATTCCTGTTCGTGGCGGAGATTCTGGTACTAAAATTGAGAGCCTCGCCGGCGGACAAAACACGTCAGCCATTGAAGATGTCGAGTACATTCAGAAGAAGCTTTTTGCAGCTTTAAAGATACCCAAGGCTTATCTTGGCTATGACGAAGATATTGGTTCAAAAGCCACACTTGCTCAAGAAGATATCCGGTTTAGTAGAACAATTACACGGATCCAGAAAACTATCTTAGCTGAACTTAATAAGCTCGCCATGATCCACCTATATGCTCATGGATTTACTGATGAGGACTTATTAGAATTTGAAATGCAGTTAAGCAACCCATCTGCAATAGCCCAGCAGCAGAAATTGGAATTAATAAACACCAAATTCGCTATTGCTGGCAGTGCTCCAGAAGGAGTTGTTTCTAGAAGTTGGATATTAAAGAACGTCATGGGTTTCACTCGAGACGAGATTGAAGAAATAGGGGAACAGAAATTAGCAGAGAAATTAGAAGACCTTGAATTAGAAGCCGCACAAGCTCCTGGCGGAGATGAAGGTGGAGGTGAAGATGCAGGAGGAGATGAAGGCGGCGATGAAGGGGGCGACGACGACGGCGGCCTTTTCGCTAGTGATTACAACCTAGGCTCCGTACTCGATGGCCGGCCATCAAATGTTTCTAACGTTTATAGAGAAATAGACGAAGAGGATGATAGTGATGATTCTTTAGATGACTTGGATGACTTAGACGAAATCGATTTAGACGATTTTGATAATTCCATTAAGAAATCCAACCAAGCTAAAAATGTCTTCGGCGGAAAGCTAAAGAAGAATAAAATTCAGCGCCAAAAACACCATATCCCTGACTTTGCGTCCATAACAGGGGTCGGCAGAAATACGCGTCCACAGGATTCTATGAATCAGCCTTATGACGAAGACTTCGTTTTAGGACGATCTTTTAGGGAAGCAAAATTAGCAGATTTTCTAATTCCCGATTCAACCGAATACTTATCTACTGAGCGACCCCGACTGTCATCCGGCATGAAGGCCACTTTAGAGAAATTTGGACAGTCACTTGGTATAAACAGAGTGCTAAATGAATCAAACATCGAACAAAACTTTGAGTTAGACACAGACGACGAGGAACCATGAAAATGAAAAAATCCCACAACAAAAAAAGAAATGTCGGGATTATCTACGAGCAATTGGTATTAAAACTAAGCCAGGCATTGGTCGAAAATGATAAGAAGACATTCTCAGACACTAAACAGATCGTAAAAAAGTTTTTTGCTAAAAAGACAGAGCTATATAAAGAGCATCGCCTTTTAAATAGTATTGCTATCACGAATATCACTAATGCAGCGGTTATACCAGCTATTCTTGCGGAAACAAAGAGAGCTAGCTATCGTATTAACGAAAGAAAGCTTGAATACGAGAAATCTAAGCTTATCCGCAAAATTAATGAAACGTTTGGCAAATCTTTTTATTCTACTAGGGTACCAAACTATACTGACTTAGCTTCGATACAAACACTCATCAATGAGTATAGAGAAGCTGGCGATGCAGATCCAATAATTTTAGCAGAGTACTCCTCGAAAATTACGGACATACTTCTCCGCGAAAAACGATCAAAGAATTTAGATGATTTGAAGAACACAGAAGTTAATTCTTTGGTCGTTAAAATTATGAATGAAAAATTCAACAAATCATATTCTCGGACGCTAAGCAATTCCCAGAGACGGATCCTTAATGACTGGATTATTTCGGAAGGCATGCCTAATAGTGGTCTAGTCAATGAGTTGAAGACCGTTAGGGTTCAGGCTTTAAACGAAATTAGTGGCTATAAAAATAAATGCGAAAATAATACGCTTTCTGAAAAAATACAAAATGTAGAAAAAAATGTACTTAGTACTGAATTCCCAGAAATTCTAAAAGAAGAGCATATTATTAAAGCAATGACAATGATTCAGATTATTTCTGAACTTTCTGGAGAAGATAGTGAATAAATTAAAATTATTAACAGAATGGTCTGCATGGGAATATGACAAAGACCAAATTAAAGAAGCGATAGAGTCTGGAAGTAATCGGCTTATAATGAAGGGTATTCTACAGAAATCCAATACCTTGAATCAAAATGGTCGAGTATATCCTTTCGAGATTCTGGAAAGAGAAGTCCGCAACTATCAAAAGTTTATTGAAGAAAACCGTGCACTCGGTGAATTAGACCATCCAGACAGTTCGGTTGTTGAGCTTAAGAATGCTAGTCATATTATAAGAGAAGCTTACATGGACGGCGACGTCTGCCACGGTACTGTAGAAATACTCGATACCCCTTCCGGAAAAATATTAAAAAGTTTAGTGCAATCTGGTGTAACGCTAGGAATCTCTTCTCGAGGTGTTGGTTCAACAAGAAGAGATGGCGACCATCAAGTGGTACAAGACGACTTCCAGCTTATTTGCTGGGACTTTGTTAGTGAGCCTTCAACACCTGGCGCTTTTATGATGAGAGAAGGCCGAGAGATATCTGAAGCTGAACTAAAACAAGTCTTTAACAAAACAGACCGGCTAAATAGAATATTCAATGATGTTTTAGAATGGAGTAAAGAATAATGGCTTATTTTGACGCAGACAGACGCCGCACAGGCCTACTGCCACCTTCCGGAAGTATGAATGCACCTCCTGGTGTAAATAGTACTGCTGAATATATCGTCTCTGGTTTACCATTCGTTAGCAGTTCAGCATTCAACGCTACAACTACATACGAAATGGAATTCCCAGCAATGACTCAATGGTTTTATGTTGAAAATCTGGGCAATGCTGCTATTGACTTAGGTTTTACAGCAGCTGGAGTGGCTGCTAGCAACAAATGGACAATCGCTGCAACGACGACCTCTCCAAAATTTGAAGTCCGAACAAAGAGTGTGTTCCTGGTGGGCACCGACACTAAGACTTATCAGGTTGTTGCTGGTCTAACACAGATTCCATCTGGAAGTGTGCCTGATTATTCCGCTAATTCAGATTGGGGTAGATAAAAATGGCTAAAGTTTCCCGCGCAGTTTTAAAGGATTTAGTTAAAGAATGCTTGGTAGAGATACTCGCAGAGGGATTAACGAGCACTGCTAATACAATAAATGAGTCGAAGTCAAGAAGACCAAGGAAATCTAAGAAGTCTAGGGATGATAGAATTTCTCCAGAAGTATTTCAAAAAAGAAATAAGATGCTCCTTGAGAAAACGTCCGCTATCTCAGATTCCAGAAAAGAAGCAATTTCTAATTTGACCGATGACCCAATGCTGCAAGAAATATACGCCGACACCGCGCAGACAACTTTATTGGAGCAAAAGGTTGGTGAAGGAAAGGGCAACAATTACGTCCCTACAGATGCTGCACAGAAAATGGTTTATGATAATAATTTAGAGGATTTATTTGAAGGGTCTCAAAATTGGGCTTCATTGGCGTTTTCTAATGGTAAAAACTAATTAACAATATACTTATTCACATACTGGAGAATAGCAAATGCGCAAAAGATTAAAGGCTAAGCAACTAAGAAATTTCGTTATTTCCGAAATTAGAAAATTACAGGAAACTGAATTATCTGGTGAACTAGAGCCTATTGAAGATGTAGAGACTATTGAAGATGTGTGGGAAGGCGGAGACAACCTAGAGCAAGACATTGATTTTATGAAAGCTTTGGATATCCAAGAAACCCGTTTAGTTAAAAAGTTACGTCGAATTCATGAAGCTAAAAACAAGCTTCGAAAAAGAGTACTTAAGAAACTCGACAAGGAGTAAAATAAATGGCTACACATAAACAATTAATGGTTGAAGTACCTATCACAACTAGGGGACTAGGCACTTCTGACACAACAACTGTCAACGCATGTTTCCCAGCTAGCCCTATTCATGCTGGCGAGATTAACGACGAATCTATAAAAGAGCTAGCTCAAGCACTCTTACTAGACGGTGTTGTTAATGATTCCGGTCATACATTCGGTGAGTTTAACAGAGACTACGGCGAATCAGCACCTTCTATTGCTGACGTTGATATTGGCGCACACAATCTGCCAAGTCCATACGTTCCTAATCCAACAAGTCCTGGTCCTGGTAGTTTCAACGACACGGACAAACCACCGGCTCCAACATCTGATCACTTGGTTAATCCCGGCGATCAATGGGGCAGCGGCGTTGGATCTTCGCTAGATGTTAAAGCAACTTCTGATGCTCAATCAACTGGCGCTTTAAATGACTTTCAATTAGGTTCAGCTCCAGGGGCTTAATAAATGTCTTCATCCCTTACGGGCAACAATAATTTTCCGAAAGCCCATGGCGATTCGAGAAATGACTTAGGTTATGGTAGGCTTTCCCCAAAGTATCACGTTGATCGTGGTCATGGGGATCCTACCTTTCCTTATGTTGAGCCTCCAACGGATTTAGGGGATGAAGATCTTCTCGATGTCGAGGATGAAGATATAGCAGCTGTCCATGCAAAAACAATCGAGCCAAGGGATTATGATCCTTTGCCTCACCATGATCCATTCTCTTTCGTCAGTGGTAATACCCGATTAGGCGAAACTAGTGGCAGAAGTATTTCCCCTATTCCCAACCTCTATAAAGGTAGGGAAACATCTGGCGGTGGTACCTCTAGCGGGGGTCACACTGGACCAACATCAGGGTTTGCTTCGAAGTCGCGACCCACTGGTGATAGATATGGCTATAGTACAATGTACGGTGAAGATGAGGCAGGTGACGAACCGGCCTATTCATTAGAAGACATAGCTGAAAAACAGATAGAAGAATTAAAACGATATATCAGAATGGTACTACTGGAGTATGCCTCGTGAAAAATAAATGCAACTTTTCTGTAAAAGCAAAGCCTAGACAAAAAGGTTCTGTCGAAGAGCAGAATGCTAAGCTAATAAGGATATTCTTTAAGAAATTTAAGAAGTCTGGGATCATCCAAGATCTTAGGAAAAAAGAGTATCCGATTACTAAAGGCATGAAAAAGAGACAGAAAAAACATCTTGGCAAACGCCGGGCACAAAAAAAAGAATAATAATAAAGACTTTATGTCATATAATATATAATTAACTCTATACGATATGGAGAAATATCATGAGCAGAATTTACAAAGAGGCTTTGAGCGACGCAAAAAAGCTCAGAGAGATTGCGGAACAAAATGCTAAGAATAAAATTATAGAAGCCGTTGCTCCTAGAATTAAGCAGTTAATTGAAGCTGAATTAATGGATGACGACGCTGAAGACCTAATAGATGAATTAGAGTTTTTCGAGCCTGTTGATGATGAAGCTCCAGCTGTAGATGATCTTGTATCTCCAGAGGGTGCTGCATTACCATCGGAGCAGTCCGCTGAGATGCCTGTTGCTACTACTTTAGATCTAGAGCCGCTTTTATTCGATCTAGAATCTAAGGAAGCCGAAGAAGCCGTTCCTACAGAGTTTTCCTTCGAAAAGGATGGAAAACAGCTAAAGGTCTCTGTCACTGTTGAATCTGCATCTGAAGCCAATGCTCGAGCAATTGGCGGAAGCAAGAAATATAAAATGAAGAAAAATAGTTTGGGTTTCCTAATCTCTGCTCTAACAGAGGCAAAAAACAATCGCCAACGTAAGGTGATTTTAAAAGAGATTAGAAAGATACAAAGAAAGCTTATAATTATGAGTGAGGCTGGTGATAATCCTAGTCGCACAAAACTGAACGCTCTTAACTTATTAATAAAGGAGATCAAAGTAATGAGACGCAAAGGAAAAACCAGTCGCCCCTTGAATGAAACAACATGGTGGCTTAATGAAGAAGATGGTGAAGAAGTCGAAGATATGGATATGGATATGGATTTAGAAGATGAAGCTGCTGATGAAGATGCTGAAGCTGAAGTTGAAGTAGACGTCCCAGCTATTGAAGACGCCGTAGCTTCTCTTGCTGATGCTCTTGGAATGTCTCTTGAAGATGAAGCTGCTGATGAAGACGCTGAAGTTGAAGACGACGATGACATGGACATGGAGCTCGATCTTGAAGACGAAGACATGGCCGAAATGCACGAAGCTGATCACGAAGACAAAGACGAAGGAGACGACGACGACGATAAAGATGTGGTTGAGATTTCTGAAGCTATGATCCGACGTGAAGTTAGCCGTATGAAAAGAGCAGCTGTATCGAAAAGAAACAGAAAAGCTAATTCTCGTAAGCTAAGAGAGTCCCGTCGTCGTAGACTTGCTCGTCGTCGTAGACTTGCTGAAATGGGCGATCCAGTTGCTGCAATGCACGGTTATGCTGACGAAGTAATAGAAGTTACTGAAGAAGACCTGATTAACGCTTTGGCTGATGAACTTGGTTCTTCAGGTGATGATTTAAACATCGATGGATCTGGTGACGCTACTAAATCCGCTGGTGCTTTTGGTGGAGGCTCTGCTAAGCCAGCCGCCGTTGCTGCTGTTGCAGAACGACGTCTTCGTAAAGCTAAGAAGCAAATTGTAGAAGCTAAGCGTCAAGCTGCTTCCGCAAAGAAAGAATTAAGAGAGTCAAATCTCTTCAACGCAAAGTTATTGTATGTTAATAAGTTAATGCAAAGTTATGATATTAATGCAAAGCAGCAGAGAGCAATAGTCGAGGCTTTAGATAATGCCAAGACGCTCCGCGAAGCTAAGTTGCTTTACACAACACTCACCGAATCACTTAAAAAAGGTCGTCGTACTCAGGGCGGTACAATGACTGAAAGTGTTTCTAGAACTGGTTCCGCTAGCAAATCTGTCCGGTCGTCTGCTCCGACCAACAATGGCACAGAGCTCGGAAGATGGGCAGTTTTAGCCGGTATCAACAAATAAGCCCCCTACACTCAATCTGACAAATCTTTAAAGGAGATATATAATGTCAAAATTTACATTAGATCAGTTGACTGAGGGCATTCGCCAACGCCATGTTGGTGCTCAATACCGTCGACTTACCGAGAAGTGGAACCGTACTGGTTTACTTCGAGGTCTAGAAGGACAAAATCGTGAAACGATGGCCGTTCTTCTTGAAAACCAAGCTGCTCAAGCACTTCGAGAAGCTAACACACTCGGAAACTCTGGTGGCGGAGCCTCTGGCGACGTTCGTGGTTTCCAAAACGTTGCATTCCCAATCGTTCGTCGAGTATTCGGTGGATTGGTAGCGAATGAAATCGTTTCTATTCAACCTATGAGCTTACCTTCCGGTCTGCTTTTCTATCTTGATTACACATACGGCTCTGAAGTCGGTGGTATCGCTTCTGGCGATGGCGCTTATTCAGCAGGTCAGTCGATCTATAACTCGCCTTCTGGTAAGGGTGTTCGATCTGGTTCTTTAGGAACTGGTGGTAACTACGATCTTGCTGGTTCTGGTTATTCTCGTAAGCATGCTAATACTGGCCTATTATTGGGCTTGAACTTGGGAACTACGATTGGTGGTGTTGGATCTTTCAACGACTCCGGTGGTTGGGTTTCTGGCTCACACGTTGCAGCTGAATCTGCATTGACTGGTACAGTTGGCCGATTGCTTCAGTTTGATCCTGGTTTGGAAACAAACGTTACGAATGGTGATGACACCGTTCAGTTCGTTATTGTTCCTACTGGTGATGTTACTGGTTCTGCTGGTGCATCTGCTGATCTTACAATGATCAAGGACATTGGATTGTTTAACGTTGATGGTACCCTTATCTCGTCGGTAACAGCTCCTAGCACTTTAAACATGCAAGGTGGAACTGACGTTGCTAACCTTCGACGTCTTAACCAACGTGGTAACTGGAGTGCTACTTCAACACCTGCTTGGACTTCGGACCCAGTTGGCGGATCTCACATCCTTATGGTTATCATGAGAGACGGTGGCGTTGTTAATGGATTAACAGCCGTAGATACTGATTGGGGACTTTCGTTCGTCCGTGGTGATACTTTGGATGTTGGCGGTGATGGCGATGCTCTTACTATTCCTTCTTTCGAAAGTACATCTCTTGACGGTGGTGCTGCTGCATCTACGGTTGAAATCCCAGAGATTGACATCAAGATCGAGTCTATTGCTGTTACAGCACAGACCCGTAAGTTGAAAGCTAAGTGGTCTCCAGAGCTTGCTCAGGACCTCAATGCTTATCACAGTTTGGATGCTGAAGTTGAGCTTACTCAAATCCTTTCAGAGCAGATTGCTCTTGAATTGGACCGTGAGATTCTTAACGACCTCCTTACTCAAGCGAACGGCGCTAACCTTTACTGGTCACGCTCTCCTGGTAAGTTTGTTCATAAAGAAACTGGTGCTGTTCAAACTCGGTTAAGTAGTTTACATCCTGGACCTGCCTTCACTGGTACTGTTCGCGAATGGTATGAGACTCTTACTGAGACAATCATTGATGCCGCTAACCAAATCCATCGTAAGACCCTCCGTGGTTCTGCTAACTTCGTGGTCGTAGGCCCTGACGTTGCAACAATCCTTGAGTCTTCGATTCTTTACAAGCCTGTTTACAGTCTTGATGGAGAAGGTCAAGCTTCTGGAATGAGCATTGGTGCTGAAAAAGTTGGACAGTTGAGCAATCGCTTCACAGTTTATAAAGATCCTTACTTCCCACGTAACAAGATTCTTCTTGGATACAAGGGTGGTTCTTATCTAGAAACTGGGTACGTCTATGCTCCTTATGTGCCTCTGATCGTCACTCCTACTATCTTTGCTCCTGAGGACTTCACTCCTCGTAAGGGTGTCATGACTCGTTATGGCAAGAAGATGGTTCGTTCTGACTTCTACGGTACAGTTACTTGTATGGATATGAACATCATCTAATCATTGATTAGTTGAATAATACAACACTAAGGGCGGCAAGATGCAAATCTGCCGCCCTTTTTTATTTGTTTAATTATGAACACTCAATCAATTTGTTGTATTATACCTGTGCTTAGACATACTTATCGATAAGCCCCTAGCACGGACATAAGGCGGACCCCACACGCTAGCTAGGGAATCATGTGGACAAACTTACCTTTATCAATTAGGAGAAAATTATGCCAAAAATCAATTATTCAACAACAAAGGGCCTTTATCAAGAATCAGGGTCTCATATCGCTTTAACTGGCGGAAAGCTTAGCTATAGACGCCCAGTCGTAGCACTTACCGATGCAGCTGCTGCATCCGCCAACCGCGGGGCTTTGAAGGTTACCGAATCCGGTACACTTTTCACAGTTCCAGCATTAACCTCTGGTACCCAGACCATCGACCTTCCGGCAACGTCTTCTACAGCGATTGGTACTACATACTCGTTTGTGTGTCTTGCCACAACCGGCCAAATCCTTTCAATTACGGGCGGTGGTTCTGATAAAATTATTGCATGCTTCCCAAAGGGAGACGGTGATAATACTGCAATCGCTCAAGCATACGCAACCAGCTTTAGTCTAACCGCCGCGGCAGTTATTGGTTCTTCATTTTCAATTACTTGCGTTTCTGCTACCGCTGGAACAGCTTGGCTTGTACATGATGTCGTTGACGGCCTTGCCGCAAACACTGGTTCCTTTACTGCAGCCTGATATTTAGGAATAGTTTACTATTCCCTACAATTAGAACAACCACCCTTCCAGCAATGGTTGGGTGGTTTTTTTTAAGTTAAAAGCAATTGGGCCGCATAATTAATAATGAAAACATTTGTGAGATTTAATCGTAAGGAGATAAAATAAATGTCTGTAAGAAAATCAACGACTACTACAAGTACAAGAACAGAACCGAAATCAAGTTCGCCTGCAGCACCTGCAGCACCAGCTGTACACTCGCACGCAAACTTAGAAAGTGACATTGCTTCTCTAGTAGCAAAGATATCTTCTTTAGAAGCCGAAATCAATTCTTTGAAAGCTGCTGTAGCTGCCAAGCCTGCTCCTGCTCCTGTAGCTGCTGCCGGCGCACCTGGTGAAGATGCTCATTTAAGAAGTGAATTGAAAAAATACTTTAACACTTCTAAGAATAGTAAGGTGGGAACATACATCCCAGAACTGTAGGTCGCACTTTCACTGTAACACTTACATAAGGTTGGCCATAGTGCCAACCTTTTTTATTTTTAGTTTTTTTCTTGTACTCATGGATAATTATATGTAAAGCATAGCAGTGCCCCGGAATTTCAGTAGGGAACGAAGGGTATTTCTTGTATAGTTATAAACATGGAGATTGCCAATGGCTACATTCGCTAATACATCATCACCGACACCATTTTCAGCATTCGATTCTGATTCAGCATTTCAGACCGAAGCCGATGCAATGTTCGTTTTTGTTAAGCGCAAATTAGGTGATGACATCCTCTCTGTAGAGCTTACTAAAAAGCAGGTTTGGGCTTGTTTTGAAGAAAGTGTTTTTGAGTTTGGTAAGTTTATTAACGAATATATGACAAAGTCGCAATTGGGCAACATGCTCGGCGGCGCTACGGGCTCCTTATCGGGGAGCGAGGGCAGGTTTCCAAGGGAAACACTAGAATTCCTCATAAGGAAAGCTGAGCCTTATGCCACGCAAGCTGCTGTCGGTGGTTCGCACGACGTGATGAGCGGGTCTATAATAATGTCCTCTTCGAAACAGGACTATGACGTATATAAAGAATTGGTAAATGATAGCGGTGAACTAATCTTTGACACGCAGACACACAAGACAAAAATGAGAATATTCGAGGTATTTCATTTTAATCCACAAGCTGCTTATAGATTCTTCGACACAACATCAGCCATAAACTACTTGAACAATGAATTCTCTTTTGAATCATTTACACCAGAGACCGTCTTTTATGTTTTGCCTGTTTTTGAAGATGTTCTTCGAGCAGGCCAGATGGACATATCCAACCGCGTAAGAAGGTCTAACTTTTCTTATCAGCTAATAGGCACCAACCTTAGGCTGTTTCCGCGGCCTACTGACGCTAGCGCCGGCAAAAAAGTATGGCTCCGAGTCGGCTTTGTAAATGATGGCTTGACAACCCCGTTTGAAGATGCATCGATGGACGGTATCTCCGCTCCACATAATCTGCCTTACGGAAACATTGATTTCTCTAACATCAACTCGATGGGCAGACAATGGATTAGGCAATATACGTTAGGAGGCTGTAAGGAAGTCTTGGGCCTCGTAAGGTCTAAGTTTGGTAGTATTCCAATTCCAAACGGGGATCTATCATTAAACGGCGATAGCCTGATCAGCGCCGGTAAAGAAGAAAAAGACAGGTTACGCACTGAGCTAAGGGAAATGTTCGATTCTTTGACTTATGACAAATTAATCGAAACTCAATCCACAGAGGCAACCAACATTCAGACGATTTTAAAGACAATTCCCATCCCGTTAGGTAAGTGTATAACCGTAGGGTAGGAGACTCTGAATGGCTAGATTATTTATAACACCGAGAGAAATCGATTTAATATCCGATATTACAAAAGAAATTCACAAAGATGTAATTGGGCAAGTGGTTTTTTATTACCCGGTTAGAGAAGACATAACTAAGGTACATGACGTATATGAAGAAGCTGTCGAAAAGGTTTTCGATCCACCTATTGAGATAGACGCACGGCTTGAATGGCAAGCAAGGGAAGTATCAACAGATAGGTTTGGGCATCACGCTGTAATGTCTATGACTGTTTACCTACACTATAGGGATGTAGTCGACAGAGGGCTAGAGATAAGGTCGGGTGATTATATTTCTTGGGGTGATAATTTCTTTGAGATAACATCAAGTAAATTCGATTCAGTCATATTCGGCCAGGTTGAACATGTGACCGGATACGTTTTGACAGCTAAGACAGCTAGAAAAGGCCAAATCGACATCCGGCCATTAGGGCCTACTAAAGAACACTACGCTGATCCAGGCGCTGTACAGGAAGAATTCGAACAACAGAGAGGCGCTTCCGCTAAAGGCGATCGCCGAGAACTGGTAACAGATGATGTTTTAGAAGAACCGGTTACAGGTGCCAAAATTGTTTCGAAGCGTGGGTCGAATAAATCTTCATTTTATGGAGATAGTTCATGACTACAAAATATACTAAGCCAGACGTAGCACCGACATCACCAAACGCAATATTTCGATCAAGCATACCGGAAGATTTTGAATTACCTTCGTGTGGTATCGAAGACATCGACAGATCTATTTTTAAATTATTCGATGAAGAATTACCACTTTTCTTTGTTCAGAAAGACAATAACACAAAAATACCAGTGATATTTGCTACTGGAGAAAGAGCTTTTATACTAAGAAGAAATAAGCCATTAACGGATAAGTCTGGTGCTTTGATTCTTCCACTAGTATCAATTTTAAGGTCTGGTCTCGACCATGAGCCTACTGCTAATGGCTTCGGCGTTGGGCCTGGTGATGGAACGATGGTCATCTCTAAAAGAAAGCACCACGAATCATCCGACTATTTTAATAAAGAGAATTCAGAAGGTTTACAGAACCAAGGCAACGTTGTTAACCAAAAAAAGCACCTTGGTCCTTCTTTAAGAAGTTATAGAAGAAATATCGGCACTACTGGCATTAGTAATGCACCGTCTGCGCCAGTTACAGAAATCATCTCAATGCCTTCGCCAAGGTATTTTAGTGTAACCTATGAAGTGACTTTTTGGGCACAATATCTCCAGCAGATGAACGATATGTTAGAAGCTGTCATGTCATCTTACACACACAATCCCTCCAGGTCATTTAAAATTGGGACTGAAAAAGGTTATTGGTTTGTGGCTTATGTTGATTCAGCGCTTACTGGGGACCTTAATTTTGATTCAATGACTGACGCAGAGAGAATTGTTAAATATAATTTTAGTATTTCCGTTAATGGGTACATAATTAATCCTAAGTTCCCTGGTTCACAAACGTTACTGAGGCGTACCTTGTCAGCTCCTGAAATTTCATTTGATACTAGTATTACAAACTCAGCGGCAACATTTGTTGTAGGAATCCCTAGTGGTCACCCTGAAGATTATATGAATACCGATTTAGAAAACGCAGACGATCCTTTGCCTGGTGCTGGAATCGGCGGAGTCAAAATTCCAGCTGTCGGCCCAGCTTCCGCAGGGAAATTTGCTGGTGATGTATCTATCAGTGGCGGAACTAGCGCTACTATCGGAGGCAGAAAAGCTGAAGTTAACAAAGGCGGGGTCTTCGGAGGCGCCGGCGCAAATGAATATTACAGACTTGAAGCTTATATCGATCCATTTACCGGTGAAACGGTCTATCGCAGGGTTTTGATTAAGTCAAAAAGGTCTAGACACGGCGAAACAGTACATTCTATGCTAAGCATTGAGGATTAGCGGATTGCAACGAATACTTATCTTATGATTAGGAGAAATAATTATGGCAGAACAAACATTTAGAAGCCCAGGATTTTTCGAACAAGAAATTGACTTGTCGGCAAGAACTGAAGCTACATTGGGCACACCCGCAGGAATTATCGGAACTTCGGATTTCGGACCTGCATTTGTGCCAGTTACAATTGGAAGCTTTGCAGATTTTCAAACCCGGTTTGGTGGTTTAAACCCAGACCAATTTGGCCCTTACGCGGTAAACGAATTCTTAAAAAGAAGAAGTGCAGTAACATACTGTCGTGTGCTTGGAGCTGGAGCTAATACAACAACTGGAGATATTTCAAACTACGAGTCTGGCGGCGTTGTTAAAAATGCTGGCTTTAAGGTAGCTGGCGTTGATGGCACTATGGACGAGCTTGGTCGTAATCTTGGTGTAGTCCAATTCATTACAGCCAAACACACGATACCAGCCGCTTCGGATATAGGTTTCCCTGTATTCACTGATAACGACAGTTTTCCTTCTGCGAGAGAAAAGACGACATTCGCTAGCATGGTTATAACATTGAGTGCTTTGCCTACGTCAACTGACACTTTATCAATTACGTTTGGTAATGCTACCACCCCACAGGTTATTACTTATACTGGCGGCGCAGGTACGGATTCCACTTCTTTCGGTAGCGATACTGCTGAGATTTTTGGAGCTAACAATGCTACGACGACTTTAACTGCGGCTTCAATCGCAGTTCTTGCAACCGCGGTGTCTGGCTATACTGCTACGTCATCCGGTGCTGTAATTACAATAACTGCAGATACAGCTGCTGTAACCACCCATGACCTCGCACATTCAGATACTCTGACTGCAGCGGCTACGGTCGTGAAGACTGCTGGAGATACAACAACTGCAACGGACGATACAGCTTACTTGATTAGAGCTGGCTTGATGACTACTACTGGTTCAACATTCTATGTTATGAATACTGCTGAATTTGCTGAAACTAGAGAAACTCCGGCTGGTTCATTCGCAAATGACACTGCAAACCCTGACGCAAGTCGTCGATTTAAATTAGCTCTTTGGAGAGCTGATATCGAAGCCGATGCGGATGGCGATGAAGGTGATGCTACTTTTGGGAAAGATGATGGAATCAACGGCATCAGGGTTTTTACTGCGTCGCTCGATCCAAATGATCCTTATTACCTCAGTAAGATTCTCAACACGAATCCGGATAAATTTCAAGAAGAGCAGCACTTACTTTACTGGGACTTCCCAGTTGAAGATGAATTAGCCTCTGTTAAAACAGGTGCAGCTTCTATTGCTATTGTGTCTGGTTCTACAAATACTACAGCAGGCGGAGTACTCGATACGTACGATGACCTCTATGGTAGATTTGATACGAGATATACAGCACCTCAGACTACTAAGTTTATCAGTCAGCCTTTTGGTAGTACTGAATTTGATATGTTCTATTTTGAATCTCTATCAGACGGTGCATACGCTAACGATAAATTCAAAATATCCATTGCTAATATTAAGGCTTCTAAAGATCCCAACAATGACTTCGGGACGTTTGAAGTTCAAGTAAGGAAATTTGCGGATTCTGATTTAGCTCCACAAATGGTCGAGCGCTTCCCTGGTCTTTCCATGGACCCGACGTCTGAAAGATATATAGCTAGAGTCATCGGTGATTTCCGAGTTAGATTTAACTTTGACGAAGTTAATGATGATGAAAGAAGATTGGTTTTATCTGGAAAATATCCAAATAAATCAGCGTATATTAGAGTCCAGATGACTGATGAGCAAAAATCCGGTGAGATTCCAGACGCTGCTCTTCCTTTCGGTTTCCGCGGATTGCCATCATTATACACTAGTCCAACAAGGAAAAATGTTCAAGATGGATCTACAAACATTACGACTGCAACCCAGAGATTAGCTTGCATTACTGCAACGTCTTTGACCGGTAGTATTGTTCCACCTCTACCATTTAGATACAAGGTTACAAAAGGTTCGGTTAATACATCGCCTGCGTTTTTAGGAGAGCCTGGATTAAAAGAAAGAGCGGATGCTAGATTCTACTGGGGCGTTAAAAACGACAGATTAGCTTCTGGTTCTCTGAATGTCTATAATGCAAACGGCGGCTCTGAAATAAACAATCTTGTTCGAACATACACTAAAATGCAGGGTATCCAAAAGATGGATTCTCTCCATGCAGCAGGAGCTCAGTCGGATGATTTCAATAATCACAAATTCACTTTGGCTCGTGTTGCTATTAGACAGCAATTAACAACTTCTGGACATATTGATACAAACGGAGCACTTACTGGCTCCGCAAGTCAACACATGAAAGAAGCTGTGTACATCAGAAATGGTTCGGTCGATCCAAAATCCTACACTGTCCGTGATGATGTAGAAGGAACGGATAGAATCACATTCGCTAGTTTAATCAACTCTAGTTCATTACTGTTTAATCGCTTCACTGGCTATGCTAAGTTTACCAACATATTCTACGGTGGATTCGATGGATTAAACATTCTAGATAGAGACTGCTCAAGAATGAATGATCGATCTGCTTCTACTGAAACTGGCGGAAAAGGTGGAGATTCTATAACTAATGGTATAGGGTTGAGTGGCGGCGACGCAGGTACTCTTATGGGTGCTGGAAAACTTAACAACGTGATCTCTTCTTACAGAACAGCTGCTGAAATTATGACAGACCCCATGACTGTTCGAACTAACATTCTTACAATCCCGGGAATCAGAGACAAATACATCACTGATTACGCCGCTGACCTTAACAAAGACTATAGTATGGCTATCTATGTAATGGATATTCCAAACTATGATGAGAGCGGCGTCAGACTGTTTGATGACGATAGTGCACGACCAGGGGTTGACAAGACTTCTGAGGAATTCACCAGAAGAGTTGTTGATAACAATTACGCTGCAACTTACTTCCCTGACGTCTTTATTGAAGATGCTACTAACGGCGGAAGAAGAATTAAGGTACCATCATCGATTGCTGCTTTGGGAGCTCTAGCATATACTGATTCAGTTGCTTATCCTTGGTTCGCACCAGCTGGTTTTAATCGTGGTGGTATTGAATTTGTTAAAAACGTCACAACGCGCTTAACTACTAACGACCGTGACGTTTTGTATGATTCTAGAATTAACCCGATTGCAACTTTCCCTGGTGGAGACTTTGTGATCTTTGGACAGAAAACTTTACAAGTGTCTGCGTCTGCTTTAGACAGGGTCAACGTACGTCGTATGATGCTTGAATTAAAGAGACAAGTGATTGGCGTTGCTGATAAAATGTTATTCGAAATGAATAACGCAACTACGAGAAACAGGTTTATAAATCTTGTATCTCCAAGACTGTCACTTATTCAAGCCCAGCAAGGAATCGAATCCTTCAGGGTTGTAATGGATGATACAAATAACACAGAGAGAGATCGTGAAGCAAACCGCTTGAATGGTAAAATTATCGTTGTTCCAACAAGGACAATCGAATTTATTTCTATAGATTTTATTATTACCAACGCAGGTGTTTCCTTTGAGTGATACTTATAGATTGATAACAGGAGTTTAACAAATGGCAGAAAAAATTCTAAAAAGCCCGGGCGTATCCGCTAGAGAGATTGACTTAAGTCAACCGGGTCAGGTGGCAATTCAAGGCACACCAGCCGTAATTATTGGTACTGCGCAAAAGGGTCCGGCATTTGTCCCGGTAACTTTTGCAAACATGGCCGATTTTAATTCAAGATTTGGACCCAGCGATGGCAAAAAGTTTGGCCCTATTGCAGTAGCTGAATGGATGAGGAATGCTAGGTCTGGTGCTTATGTACGAGTGCTTGGGGTTGGTAAAGGAGAAAAAGCTCTTTCAACAGGCGTTGTTGAAAATGCTGGCTTTGTCGTCGGTTCTAGACAGGTACAAGCTACTGGTTTAGTAGGTCATAACAAGTATGGTGCATCCGGCGGTCCTTTAGGTCGTACAATGTTCCTTTCTGCTATTATGGCTGAAACCAGTACTTCTAAATACTTCACTGATGCTGGAATTAGCTCTCCTATGAGTGCTTCTATTATTCGTGGTGTCATGATGTTTCCATCCGGCGTTTTACCTGGTCTTTCGGGATCTGGTGCGTCTAATCCTACAACCGCTTCTGCAAATGCTGCTGGTACAGGGTTTCCTGGAACAATGGTTCAGGCTTATGGTGCTGGATTAAACGCTGGTGCCCGACACGGATCAATGGATCTATCTGCAAATGGTGGTTCAACATTCACGATGTATTTAAACGGCTACAGTGGAACATATCCATCTGTAATCACTGCATCCATGGATCCAGGATCAAGCAATTATTTTGCAAACGTTCTAAACACAGATCCAGCCTCGATCGAAAAGAAAGGCCATTTGCTGTATTCTCACTTCGATATTGATTCAGCTCTTGCTACTGTCGCTCCAAATAATGGAATGCCTGGGCACCGAAC